ATCGTAAACAGAAAATACAAAAAGGTGTTCTATATGGAGCAGAATCGCATCCTACTGTTGGCTACGCTTATCGCCCTGGGTGGCATTGCTGTTCTACTCCTAATGCGCCTCACTTGAGTTACAAAGAGCGAGTATGGTGCAGGGTAGAGATTCAAGACTACAATAGACATCAAAGACCACATAATCAAGGCGGTTTATGGTATACCGCTAATTACATGCGTATTTTAGAAGAAATTTTATGAAACAAAGAACAGTATATTTAGCAGGTCCAATGGAACATGTTTCTATTGAAGATGCAAAAGGATGGAGAACAATTGCTACTGATTTACTATTACAAGCAGATCAGAAGGTATTAGACCCTACTCGTAGAGTTCATGAATTCCAACCTAAATATATGAAACGTATATTTGAGTTAGATCTTCGTGATATTCAAGAATCAGATTTAATCCTTGTTAATTTAGATAACCCTACAATTGCTAAACACGGTACTGCAATGGAAGTCTTTTATGCTTCTTATGTATTACGAAAACCAGTAGTTGCATTTAAAGCTAATGCTTCTACTATCCACCCTTTCTTTGAGTCTCTAGTCACAGAGTGGAGATCTACAGTAGACAAAGCTTGTGACACTATTATTACGGAGTATTTAGATTAATGCCTTATATTCGACAAGACTTTAAACAGTTCTTACATACAAAAAGTGTAGCTGAGGTTGGTGATTTATGCACTAGCCCTGGTGAGTTAAACTTTGTTATTACTTCTATTGTACGAGATTATTTTAATCGTACAGATAAAGGTAATTATCAAGCAATTAACGATATTGTAGGTGCTTTAGAGGGTGCCAAGATAGAATTCTATCGTAGAGTAGCTGCACCGTATGAAGATAAAAAGATTCAAGAAAATGGAGATGTATACTAATGAAATTTACTCTTAATACTATCTCAGAAAATGAAGATGGTAGTGCAAATGTAGTACTAGATTTAGATAACGAAGCAAGAGAATATCTTCTGAATTATGCATTTATAAGAATGCTAAAAGATGCTATTGCTGAAGGTAATTTATATAAAGTAGATGAGGATAAAGTTGATGTACGTACCGATTTATGAAATATATTCATATGGTAAAAACCGTGGTGTAGTAGCAACCTATAATGACTTTGAACATGCTGTTACTGCATGGAAAGACAATATGGATTTCTTTACTATTAAATGCGTTTGGCCTACTAGTGTAAAGAATCGTTCTAAGGAATTAAATCATATTGGCTCGATAAATGACTATCGTAATTTGTTAAATGAGTGGGCAATTGAAGATGGTGATGACGAATGGGAAGTAGATCAACTTATGAAATATTTAAAAGAAAATCCACCAACAGTAGAGAACACTATTCTTAATCCTAACTACCAGAGTGCTATTAATCCTAGCCACTATCAGAGTTATATAATGGATTTACAATGGTTAGAGACTATGCAGTATCTACCAAGCTTTAGGAATCCTGATTGCTTTAAGGCAGCAGTTGAACTACAAGTACGAAAGTATCTAGATCGCCTTGGCGGTAAAGATGCTGAAGAACAAGAATTAGGTAAAGCATTATGGTATTTAAAATTCCTACTTGCTTACACTAAGAACAATAATCAACCAATCCGAATTAAAGATATAGAAAAATTATTAAATGAGCAATCTAGTATTTGACATCGAAAGTGATGGTCTACTAGACACTGTAAGTAAAGTTTGGATGATTGTGACAAATGATACTAGTACTGGTGAAGAGTTAATCTTTACCGACTATGATCCACAATATCCAAGCTTAGAGCAAGGCTTACAACACCTATCGAAAGCAACAAGTTTAATTGGCCACAATATTATTGGCTATGATTTACTTGTTCTCCGAAAACTATACAATTGGATTCCAAATAAAGAAACTAAATTATATGATACGATGTTACTATCGCAAGTCATTAATTATGATCGATTTAATGGAAAGCATTCTCTAGCTGTATGGGGTGAATACCTTGGTCATAGTAAGGTCGAGCATGAGGACTGGAGTCAGTACTCAACCGACATGCTACATCGGTGTAGAGAAGACGTAAAAATCAACGTTAAGGTCTATAGAGGTCTTATTAAAGAATTAAAAGGTATGACTGAGAAAAAGCCATATCTTAAAACTTCTATTAAAAATGAGCACCTTACTGCACAATTTTGTGCTGATGCAGAATATATAGGATGGCAATTTGACAAAGATGCTGCAACAAAACTATTGGCTGCGATGGAAGCTCAAATGGAAGAAGTTCAATCCATTATTGAGCCACGACTTAGTACAGAAACTAAAGTCTTGGATAAACAACCTAAAATACCAAAGTGGATTAAGAACGGTAATTATGATGCCGTTACTGCTAGATATTTTAATATTGATCCTTCTAATGGCAGGGATGATCGTATGGTAGAGGGTCCATATCAACGATTTGAATATGTACAACCTGATTTAGGTAATATTGATTCAGTTAAATTATATTTACACAAAATTGGTTGGGAGCCTGACGACTGGAATTGGAAAAAACAAGGTAATGAATTTATTAAAGTATCTGAAAAGCTAACTACTAGTTCACTAGAAAAGTTAGGCGAAGTAGGAATGCTAATTGATAAATATTACACTACTAGGTCTAGGCATTCTATTTTGTCTGGATGGTTGGAGTCTTTAGATGAGAATAACAGATTACATGGTAGTTGTTTTACTATCTCTACTCCAACTGGTCGTGCTAGACATAGTGGTATTGTCAATGTTCCAGGTGCTGATTCCGAATGGGGTCCAGATATTCGTAAATTATTTATGGCTACTCCTGGGTATGCAATTATTGGCGCTGACTCTTCTGGTAATCAATTTAGAGCTTTATGTCATTATCTAAAGAATGATGAATATACTAATGAAGTTTTAAATGGAGATGTGCATCAAAAGAATGCAGATGTACTAACAGCTGTAATGACAGAGGAACAATCTAAGTTTCCTAAGATTATTAAAGACCCTACTGTATCTCGTAAATTAGCAAAGCCATTCATTTATGCTTATTTGTTTGGTGCTGGTGGTGAGAAGGTTTCTTTAATTTTAACTGGTGTTCGTAATGCTAAACTTGGTAATAAGATTAAAGCTGAGTTTGCAAAACGTATTCCAGGACTAGATTCATTGATTAAGCGTATTAATGCTGTTTATAACCAAACAGAATTACGTGGCAGTCCTTGGATTCCTGCACTTGATGGTAGAAAGATTCCTTGTGAATCTGCTCATAAGTCTCTCAATTATCTGTTACAGAGTTGTGAAGCTATTACATGTAAAGCAGCTACTGCTCTTACTTATGTTAGACTCCAAGAGGAGAACATACCATTCAATCCATTGATATTTTATCATGACGAGATTGAATTTGAAGTCCCTATCGAGTATGCTGAACGAGCTTCTGCGATTGCTAAAAAGGCTTTCCAAGATGGTCCAAAGTTATTTGGTGTTGATATTATGGATGGTGAGTCCAAAATCGGTAATAACTGGTATGATGTACATTAACTGGGAATAAAATGTATAACGATATAAATGATAGAATTAAAAAAGCACTTTTAGAATCTCTTTCTTTAAAGACTGAAATGAAAAATAAAACTATTGAATCACAGAAAAACTGTGCTCATGCAGCATTAAACATGTTACATATTGTGGACCCTTATTCTTGTATTCTAGGTGGAGCACCACGAGACTGGGCATTAGGTAACCCTGCAAAGGATTTAGATATCTATATTCATGGGTATCCTAATGAGTCTAGAGATAGTATCAAAGACAGAATATCACAAGCATTAGAGCTTCAAGCTGATGAATTAGAAGATGTAACAAATAATTCTTATTATACACATAGTTTAGATAATGGAGTTGTTGGTGTATTAAACGTAAAAAATTGTTTTATGCCAATTCAAATTGTATTATGTGATAGACAACCAATTGAGATGTTAAACACATTTCATGGAAGTTTGTCTAAAGCTTCTTATACTCGTGGTTATTATTGGGATTATTTAACTAATTCGGAAGATTATGAATTAGACACTAGTGTAGAGTTTGACATTAGTAAAGAATTCAAAGTTCATTTAATTAGAAAGAATGATGATCCAAAGTATATAGCTAAAATTAAAGCTAAATACCCTGAATTTACACACATACACGAATCATGAACATTTTTTATTTAGACAAAAACCAAACAGAATGTGCTAAGGCTCACTATGATTCTCATGTAGTAAAGATGATTCTTGAGTCAGCACAGTTATTATCTACCGCCCATCATCTAGTTGGTGATGGTGGGCCTTACAAAAAGACACATGACAATCATCCTTCTGCTGTTTGGGTTCGTAGTAGTATTAAGCATTATATGTGGCTTTATATTCTTATGGAAGAACTTGGTAAAGAGTATACTCACCGATTTGGAAAAGTACATAAAACTATTTTAGATCATTCAGGTACACTTTCTAGTTTTCCAAGGGACATTAAAGCAGAAGATTGGCAAGATCCTCCCTTAGCCATGCCAGATCATTGTAAGTTAAATGATACAGTTGAATCATATCGAAATTATTATTTAACTGAAAAAATAAATTTAATGCGATATACAAATAGAGATGCACCTTCATGGTTACAAAAGAAGATCGCTACGATTCCCTGTATTTAGATCTTGCTAAAAGAATAGCACTAATGTCTCATGCTGAAAAGCGTAAGGTTGGTGCTATAGCAGTAAAAAATAATAATATTCTCAGCTTCGGATTTAATGGAACTCCCACAGGTTTTCCTAATAAATGTGAAGATGATTATAATAAAACACTATCCTATGTAATTCATGCTGAAGCAAATTTAGTCTCTAAGGCTGCTGCAGAGGGTTTGAGTTTAAAGGGTTCAACAGTATATGTGACAACTGCTCCATGCGACAATTGTTCACTACTACTAATCCAATCTGGTATTGAGAGAGTAATATTCTCAGACAGATATAAAACCGATTCAGGTATTTTAACATTAATTCACAGTAATATAAGAGTACAGCAAAAATGAAAAAAGCATTAGTATACAGAGTTCCATCGGCAACATATACTTATCCTCGTGGCGATAAGTATTTATATCTTAGCTTTGTAGATCGCCCTACAATTATTAAGTATAAAGTTCGTAATAAAATTGGCAAGAAACTATTAGCTCGAGTTAAGAAATATGGCTTTGAGAAAGTAACCTACCCAGTATGATAGCATTAGTAGACGGGGACGTTCTACTATATCAGGCTATTTGGGATACTGAAAACGTAGAAGAAGCTAAGATTAAATTAGACATAGTTCTTCAAGAAGTTATTGAAAACACCTTTTGCACTGATTATCTCATTGCAATTGGGGGTCTAAATAATTGGAGAGAAGAGTTTTTTAAAGAATATAAAAGAAGTGCATCTAGGTTAGCATCTAAGAAAAATAGAGCTGAATATTTTGATGAGCTTAAAGAATGGTTTTGTAATCATCCTAATGCTGTAGTTGCTCACGGATTTGAGGCAGATGACTTAATTCGAATTTGGGCGGTAGAAGCAACTAGGGATAACGATCCATTTGTAGTGTGTACAATAGACAAAGATCTAGATTGTATTCCTGGTAAACATTTTAAACCAGGAAAAGATGAACATTATGAAGTAGATGAGGAATCAGCTGATATCCACTATTGGAAACAAATTCTAATGGGTGATGCAGTAGATAATATTCCTGGACTACCTAAAATCGGGCCAGTAAAGGCTTTAAAGATTTTAGAGGGCTGTGATAATAATAATAAAAGAAAGGCAGCAGTAATAAATGCTTACAAACAACAATATGGCGACCAGTGGAAACCTTATTTACTTGCCAATGGCAGGTTGATCCACATCTGGCGCTATATAAATGACCACTTCCAAATTAAAGAAGAAAGATAATGGGCACTGGGAATTTACTGAACAACTAGATCATGAAAATGCTTTTGGATTTATTTATTTAATTAAAGATAAAAAGAATGGTATGATGTATATTGGTAAAAAGATGTTTAAAGGGAATGGTAAACTTAATAAAGGCAAACCAAGCAATTGGAGAGTTTATACTAGTTCATCTAAAGACATCAATGCACTAATAGAAGAGAATGGCATAGACTCCTTTGAATTCCACGTATTAGAACAATATTATACTAGAGGAGGTTTAAGTTGGGCAGAAACATGGTCTCAATGTTTTGTAGAAGTTCCAACTAATAATCATATCTGGTATAATAGATTCATTGATAAAGTACAATGGCGCTCTTCTGAAACAGTATCTCTTAGACATCGTAAAAGATTAAATAAATTAGCAGGATTAAAATAATGAAATTAATTGGTTTTATACTTGGTTTTTGTTCAATGCTTGTAGTATTAACACAATCAGTTAACTTATTAACAGGTACAGAGCAATGGACTTCAGCAGACTTTTTATTAGTCTCTATAGCACTAAGTTTTGTATCAACAGCTTGTTTCGCAGCTAACAATGTAATAAATAAATAAAATGGGAAAAATAGTTGTAAAGGATCAACCTTGCCTAAGTGAAGACTGTGGTAGTAGTGATGCTAGACAGATATACGAGGATAGAACCTCATATTGTTTTTCATGTAGTGGTTGGTTTCCAGATCAAAGTAAGGATTCTCTAGTGACAACTAAGAAGGAAAATTATGGCACTGAAACATTAGAAGAAATTTCTAGTTACGCTATAAGAGGTTTTGCTGACCGCAAGATCACAAAGAAAATTGCAGAACACTTTAATATAAGGGTTACCGTAAATGAAAAAGGTGATGTGGATACACATTATTACCCATATGGTATTAATGAAATTACAGGATATAAGAAACGGATTCTCCCTAAAGACTTCACAGTTGTCGGAAAAATTAAAAGTCTTTTTGGACAAATGCAAGCGGGTAATGGGGGTAAACAGTTAGTAATTACTGAAGGTGAGATTGATGCATTAACTGTATCACAAGCTTGGTTTGATAAATATGAAAAGATTTATCCAGTAGTTTCTATACCATCAGCAAGTCAAACTAGTATCTTATTGAGTAATAGAGATTGGTTACGTAGTTTTGATTCAGTAGTTATTTGGTTTGATAATGATGAGCCAGGAAAAGAAGCTGCTGATCGTGCTGCTAAGATTATTGGTTTTGACAAAGTTAAAATTGTTAAGAATACTAAGTTAAAAGATGCTAATGAGCTTTATTTAAAAGAAGGTCATATGGCAGTCTTATCTCAAGTTTGGGATGCTCAAGCTTGGAGTCCAGTTGGCATTGTTAACTCAGCGGATACTTGGGGTTTATATAAGGCTGAATCAGAGATTGATTATGTACCTTGGCCTGAATTTGCTGTAGATCTTAATAAAAAGATTTATGGTAGATGTCTAGGCTCTATTACTGTACTTTGCTCAGGTACTGGTATGGGTAAGAGTTCTTTTCTAAAAGAAGATCAGTACCATTTACTTCAAACAACAAATGAAAAGATTGGTATTTGCTCTTTAGAAGAAAGTGTTTCTGAGACAGTTGAAGGTATTATGGCTTTACACTTAAATAAGCGTATCCAATTACCTGATGTTGAAGTTACTGAGGATGAAGAAAAATCTGCTTGGGTTGAAACAATGGGTACTGGACGTATTATGTTTTTAGACCATCAAGGCTCAATGGGAGATGATTCTCTTATTGATAAAATGGAGTTCATGGCTTTAAGTGGATGTAAATTTATTTATCTTGATCACATCACTATTGCAGTATCAGATGCTGAAGATAATGATGTTAATCGGGCTACAGATAAACTTATGTCAGATCTATTAAAGTTAGCCAAGCGTCATGGGATATGGCTTGGGGTTGTTAGCCATTTAAGAAAAACAAACAATAACCAAAAATCTTTTGAAGAAGGTGCTGTACCTTCAGATGATGATTTAAAAGGTTCTGGTTCTCTAAAACAAATTGGTGCTCAACTAATTGCTATTAGTAGAAATAAACTTGAGGCAGACCCTGTGCAGAGACACACTAGTAAGCTTTGGGTATTAAAAGATAGATGGACTGGTAGGACTGGTCCAATGGGTCAATATAGATTTATTGAAGACACTGGTAGATTGATTAATGCAAGTAATAGTTTTGAGGATCTTACTATATGATGAGATATTCTGTATTTGCTTTTGATAACTCTAGTAAAAAATATAATGAGTATATCTATGAAAATAGTAAGGAATGTGAGGCAGCTCTTGAAAGTTTTACAGACTTTGATATTACTGCCTTTATATGTATTTCAGATGAGTCGATGGAGGGGATGATAGCAGAAGTTTTGTTACGCCCTGGTGCTTGCTTTAACGCTTAATAATAAAAATAATAATGAAATACTACGATATTGAAATTGATTTAGATAAAGATAAACTTTTAACAGATTATGCTTTTGACATGGTACTAGAGTTCTATGCAAAAGATAATGAAAAATCTCCACAAGAAGTTTATGCCAGAGCTTGTCGTGCATGGAGCACATTCAAAGGTCAAACAGATTTAGAGTTAGCTCAAAGACTGTATGACTATATATCAAACAAATGGTTTATGTTTGCCTCACCTGTATTATCGAATGCTCCCGATATTAAAGGTAAAGGTAAAGGAATGCCAATTTCTTGCTTTTTAACTTATGTTCCTGATACTGTCTCTGGTCTTATTGATCATAGTTCTGAAATTCGTTGGTTATCCGTCATGGGTGGAGGGGTCGGAGGTCATTGGTCTGACATCCGTAGTGTATCTGACATTGCTCCTGGACCTATACCTTTTTTAAGTACTATTGACGCTGACATGACTGCTTACCGACAAGGTAAGACAAGAAAAGGATCTTATGCTGCATATCTTGATATTGATCACCCTGATATTCTTGAATTTATCAGTATTAGGGTTCCCACAGGAGATAATAATCGTAAATGTCTTAACCTCCATAACGCTGTTAATATCACTGATAAGTTCATGGAGGCTGTCAAAGAAGGTAAACAATATGAGCTTATTGATCCAAAGAAAGGATCCACAGGCGAATTTCTTGATGCTCGAAAAGTATTTATCAAATTATTGGAAACTCGCTTTCGCACAGGGGAGCCTTACCTTAATTTTATTGATACAGTTAATGATGCATTACCAGTGGAGCTAAAATCTAAAGGATTGAAAGTTCATGGAAGTAATTTATGTAATGAAATTCATTTACCAACATCAGATGATCGTACAGCGGTATGTTGTTTAAGTTCTGTTAATCTAGAATACTATGATCAATGGAAACACACTAATATGGTTAAAGATCTAGTTACAATGCTAGATAATGTATTAGAATATTTTATTGAAAATGCCCCAGATAGTCTAAGCAGAGCAGTATATAGCGCTACACAAGAAAGATCAATTGGTGTTGGTGCAATGGGCTTTCATAATTTATTACAAAGTAGAATGATACCTTTTGAAAGTAATGATGCCTCTAAGCTAAATATTGAAATATTTGACTACATTAAAAGTGAGGCAAAAGAAGTATCTAATTCCCTGGCACACAGTCGTGGACCTGCGCCTGATATGTCGCCTTCAATGGTAAGACATTCACATCTACTAGCAATTGCGCCCAATGCTTCTTCTGGTATTTTATTAAGTACTTCTCCTAGTATCGAACCTAATAAAGCAAATGCATATACACATCGTACTCGTGCAGGGTCTTTCTTAGTTAAGAATAAATATCTTGAGAAATATTTAGATAAAATTAAACATAACACAAGTGAAATATGGGCTAATATTATCACTAATGGAGGTTCAGTACAACACCTACCATTTCTTGAAGATAATATAAAGGCTGTGTTTAAAACTAGTTTTGAATTAGATCAAAATTGGGTTATTAAACATGCTTCTGATAGACAAAAGTTTGTTTGTCAAGGTCAATCTGTTAATTTATTTTTCCCTGCAGGAGCAGAAAAGAAATATGTTAAAGATGCGCATATACTAGCTTGGGAATCTGGATTAAAAGGTTTATATTATCTACGTACAGAAGCTAAAGTACGTGCTGAAAATGTTTCCAAAGAAGTTGAAGAAAATAAATTGAAATATGATAAAACAACAATTATTTATGGTAAACCTAATTGTCCAAATTGTGAAATGGCTAAAGCTCTTTTAAATTCAAAGAGTATTGCATTTGACTATATTGATATTGTAGCTTTAGGTAAAACAGCGGCTGAAGTTACTGGTCGTGATGATGTTAGATCGTTACCACAAATTTATTTAGACGGAGAGTATATCGGTGGATTTGATAAACTATATGCTCATTTCCAAACACTAACAAACGCAGTAGAGGCAGAAGACAATGAATGCAAAGCTTGTGAAGGATAATATTCCTCTATCAACCCTAACAAATTTTAATAAGACTTATAAACCTTTCTTTCATGATTGGGCAGTAGACTTAACAAAGAAACATGAAGAAATTCATTGGACTGAAGATGAAGCTGATTTGTCTGAAGATGTATCAGATTGGAAACTAAAATTAAATGAGCAAGAAAAAGAGTTTATTACTCATATCTTAAGATTATTTACTCAAGGTGATGTGCAAGTAGGTCAAAACTATTATGACTACTTAATACCTAAATTTAAAAACAATGAAGTTCGGGTTATGCTAGGTTCATTTGCTGGCCGTGAAGGTACTCATCAAAGAGCATATGCATTACTAAACGATACACTAGGTTTACCTGATGAAGAGTATCACAAATTTCTAGATTATAAGGAAATGGCAGAAAAGATTGAGTTCATGCAAGCTAATGATACAGGGACTCATTCTGGGGTGGCATTAACTTTGGCTAAAGGTGTATTCAACGAAGGTGTTGCTTTGTTTGCTTCTTTTGTTATGCTACTTAATTTTCAACGTTTCGGTAAAATGAAAGGTATGGGAACTGTAGTAGAATGGTCTATTAGAGATGAAACATTACACGTAGAGGGTGGAGCGGCATTATTTCATAAGTATTGTGATGAACATCCACGAATTGTTAATGATGAATTTAAATCTAAAATCTATCAAATGGGTAAAGAAGCTGTTGAATTAGAAGATAGATTTATTGATCTTGCATTTACTAATAATACAATTGAAGGATTAACTAAAGAAGATGTACGAAATTATGTTAGGTTTATTTGTGATCGTCGCCTTACTCAACTTGGTTTAAATCCAGTATTCAAGGTAAAAGAAAATCCTTTAGCTTGGCTTGACTGGGTATTATCAGGTGTATCCCACGATAACTTCTTTGAAAAGCGTGTTACTGAATATAGTGTTAATGGTATGAATGGTAACTGGGACTGGTAATGACTCCATCAGATAAAATTAAACTTACAAATATGGTTGATCAAGGTGTTAATCATACTTTATCAGCATTAAGCGTAACGAATCCAGAAGAAATTATGAATCATTTTGAAAGAGTTTCTTTATCTATTGTAGAAGGATCTTCTTTTGAAGATTCAGAAGATCTTGTGAAATTCTTTGCAGTATATCTACAAAAGAAAGCGGATAAATTAGGTGTTAAACGTAGTTACGCAGATGAACAAAAATAATACCACAAATTGGCAGGAATTAGAACGTGAAGAAAAACAATTTAAAGATGAACGAAGCTCAAACTCAGATAGACACAAAAGACCTTATAAGCGAGAACGACAACAAGGAAGATGGTGGGACGAATACAGTTCCGAAGATGAAGATGACATTGACGGATCAAATTAAAGATTTTGTAGTTAATAGTACTGTTCATGTCTCTCAGTTTAGGTTAGTTATTGATGATATTAACAAGACAACTACAAAACTTGTTGATGATTTATGGGATACTGGTATTACATTTATTGTAAGTGGTTCTACAGATTTAGTTGCGTTAAATGAACTAAACAACAAAATTATTAATCGGTCAGGATCTATTGGTCGTTGGAAAGTAACAACTCCAGCAGATATTTATCTTGAACCCGCAGAGCTATTTATTTCAACTAAGGAATTATCAGATGAGCAAACTATTCGGTTGCCAGTTCAAAAGCTATTCAAGTGTATTTAATTCAAAGGCTAAGCCTAAAGCACCTCAAGAGCCAGAATCTCCAAATCCACCTCAGCCTGTAATTCCCGAAGATAACGAAGGAAATTACTACTGGTTTGGAAAGAACATTATGCGTAATGGCATTATGTATCTTATGGGTGAGGTAGAAGATGAATCTGTACAGCCTATTATTATGGCTATTATGGAATATAATCTTATGGCTAAGGAAGATCAACCAAGCAAATTAATTTTATTTATTAATAGTCCAGGTGGTTTTGTTTCTGCAGCTTATCATTTAATTGATACTATCAAACAATCTACTATTCCAGTAGCTACTATTGGTACTGGTGAAATTGCCTCGGCTGGAGTGATGCTATTAATGGCTGGATCTAAAGGTAATCGGTTTATTACTGAGAACTGTTCAGTAATGTCTCATCAATTCTCTCGTGGAGTAGTTGGTAAAGAACATGAAATAGCTGCTGCTTCAAAAGACTTTCAATTAGATTCAGCAAGAATGCTAACCCATTATCGTAAATGTACAGGTAAATCTGTAGCATATATTCGTAAACACTTACTACAACAATCAGATTGCTTTTTCTCCCCAGATGAAGCAGTTATACATGGTATTGTAGATGAGGTGATTAAAAATCCGTAACCCAAGCCCTGACTAGAAATAGTTGGGGCTATTTTATCAAGGATACTATGATAAGTGAAAAAGATATTGAAGATTGGTTGCATTATGAACTAAAGGAAGTAGAACAACAAATGGAAAAGAGTTATTGGCAATTCTCTAATTCATTATGTACTGATGAGGAACTTAAACATTCTTATAATAAAAGTCTTGGCCAAATCACACGTATTTTAAAGAGGTTAAATGATATCAATTCCAATCGAGAATTATAAACTACTACTTAAACTTTTAGATAGATTTAAAAATGAAAGTAAAACAGATGATATTAAAAATGATTTCGAGAATGGTTATGCCTGTGCTAGTCACTATGCTTATGAGGGTCTCTCTGAAGCATTAGACTCACTTCCTAAATTGAATAAAATTTGTGCATTATGCAGGAAGGATATGAGTAATGTCTAAATCAAACATGTTATCAATAGAAGCTAAGAAGATGCTTAGAGAATATAAAGTACTTGAAGGAGTAAAGGATTTTAAACCTAAAGTAAATTATCTAGGTAGAGAACATTTTTTTGCAGATAAAATTATAACTCTTGCCATAGGTAATATTAATAATACACGTAGAAGGAAAATAGAATCAAAAGGTGATAGATTTAGTTGGAGGGATACTTATAATCCATATCAATCTACAATGATGGATGTAAGAAGTTATATCATAAAGGAAATCACAAGTGAACATGAAAACTCTAGTAGCATTAGCAAATGATTTAATGGAAGAGATGCATGCAGTTGATACTATGGGTAATTTTTTTAGACCACCAACGTATCAGTTTTATGTAGTTTTACGTTTAATTAAATCAAGCAGTATAGTTCATGGGAACCATTCATTTGATTGGGACCAGATCAGATTGTTTCAGGATACATTGGATTTGTTAGAGGAAGGCCCACCTACAAGGCTTAGATACGAAGCAATGACTATGATGTTGAATAGGGAAGATGCCTAAACCTAAGAAGATAACGATTACTAAAACTACTTGTTTACCTGAATTAGTAGAACTAGTAAGAAGACGAAGATCACAAATGTTAGTACATTCGTGTATCTATTATGAGCTAAATGAAAGCATAATCTCTGATCATCAGTGGCAAGCATGGGCTGATGAATTACAAAAACTACAAGAAGAACACCCAAGTTGTTTAAGAATCGATTTTTACGATTGGGAATTTAGAGATTGGGATGGTGCTACTGGAGCACACCTACCACATAGAAACCCTTGGGTTTTCCAGAAAGCAAATTATATTTTAAATCTTTCGAGAGAAATAAATGATCACAATTCAAGAATTAGAAACTAAATTTCCTGTAGTATTAGAGATCCTTCGTATGTCAAGAGATTGGCATGCTAGAGAACAGAAAGCTTATGACTTTCATCCTGTAATTAAAGAGATCATGAAGACTCATGTGCCTGAAAATTATCGCTTGTTAGCACTTGAGTATCCTCATCAGTCTATTAAGGATGCTAGTAATGTTGCTTATACTCGTGATGAGCGTTCAGGTGAAAATGATCGTCAAACTGTAACTACCTTTGGTCGTTATATTCGTAGAATGTTTCCTAAACTAAAAGATCATGAGATACGTGACTATTCTACTAGATGTCGTAATGATACTTTTGAAATCTGGGAAGATTCAGATGGTATTGTTTTAAGTGTTCAGAAAGGTCCACGTTCTTGCATGACTTGGGATTCTGCCTATACACCTGGGCATGATGACTACTGTCCTGACTACTTACACCCATATCGTGTATATGCCCCTGAATTAGGTTGGAAAGCAGCGGTTAGGATTGACGCTGATTCTAAAGTAATTACTGGTCGTGCATTATTATGGCACTCATCTGATGATAAGGAAAAGTGTTTTGTTCGTACTTATAAACGAGGTACTGACTATAGCTATGCTGATGAGTCTTTAGAGTACTGGTTAAAAGAGACAGGTTATCAAAAGTATGATGAATGGCCTGATGGAACACCTTTAAAGCTATTTAACCATAATAATGAGTTCTTAGCTCCGTATATTGATGGAAATTATCAACGAGTAAGTAAGGTAAGTGGTCGTACTTATAAAGAAGTGTCTTATAGTTTAGCTATCCGTGAGGATGGTGACTTTGAATGCACTAATACTGATGGTAATCCTTGTAATAGTGCTGATTGTCATTGTAACTGTTGTGATGAGTACTATAACTCAGATGATATGAGGTCTGTATATGAAGATGATGATGTATGCTACGATTGTGCAGACAATTATTATGTGATGGCTTATGTAGATAATAGTCTTTACAAAGAGCGTATTCACGAGGATAATGTGATTAGCTTTGAAGGGGAATACTATCATATGGAGTATTTAGATCATCACGATTTAGTAGAGATACAAGATGGTGAATATGCCAAAGAAGAGGATACATATGAGACTAATAGTGACGATGTCCGTGTATTAAAAACTGATGTAGGTCCAGATAAAGATTGGATACTCTTGCATGATGGTATGGCATATCCAAGACATGAAGTGTATTGCTGTTATGCATCACTTACTTGGTATTTAGTAGATGATGCAGAGCCAGTAGAATTTAATGGTAAGACCTATCACCCTGAACATGTGCCAGTAACATTGGAAGAAACAGAATGACTACTCAGTTGATTGAAGACTTGGAATATGCATTATCCTTTAAGAGGCCACATGGTGGTACTGGGGTAACTGCCCTCTGCAACTATATTGTAGAAAGAGTTGGTGAGGGAGATCTATCCGTAGACTTTTGTGGCAATATCCACGTAGATATGAGAGATGACTCATCTAACGAGACTATGTTTACTGCTCACGTAGACACTGTACATCGTGAAGATGGATTAAATCTCTTTAAATATGAGGGTGATTATTTATTAGCTGATGGAGGAAAACCTCTAGGCGCTGATGATGGTGCAGGTGTTGCTATTCTACTTCATATGATTGATCACAGAGTACCTGGTTACTATGTGTTCTTTCAAGGTGAAGAAAAGGGTGGTATCGGTTCTAGCTGGCTTGCATTGAATGATCAAGAACTAGTTGAACAGTTTACTAGAGCAATTACATTCGATCGTAAAGGAACTCACAGTGTTATTACTCATCAAATGTGTGGTCGTACTTGTTCTGATGATTTTGCTTACGCATTATCTGATCAGCTTAACGATTTATGCGGTGATTTTATGTATGTTCCTGATGATACTGGCGTTTATACTGATACTGCTGAATTTTCTGGAATAATTCCTGAATGTACTAATATTAGTGTTGGCTATTATTCAGAGCATACTTCTAACGAGAAGCTAGATATGATTCATTTTAAAGATCTAGCAGACGCAGTATTAAAGCTTGAATGGGATAAATTACCAGTAGTTCGTGATCCAAGTTTACCAGATCCAGATGAGCTTGCGCCTACTTATTATACCTCATTTCCTACGTATAATAAAGATGCTTATGGCTATAGTAACTATGGAACCCCTTCTGCTGATTATGGTTTAGATAACGATGAAGATCCTGTAGGTCCAACAACATATACGGAAGAAGCTACTGCGTTGATTGATTGTTTAGCAGATGCTAAGTTTGGTTTAAAGACGGAGTTATTAAACTTAGTAGCTAACTTTATTCATCCTGAAAATCCAGATACTGCAATTAAATTCTTAAACAGAAATGCATTAACAGAGGAAGTTATTCTTGATGCAGAGGATATGATTCGTGTAGGTTATGAAGAGCATCAAGTAATTGAGTATTTGTTTGATATATTATACAAGGAGTAAACATGAAACTAGTTTATGATGATACAGGTCGTTGTGTAATGGAAGGAGATAAAGTTAAAACCTTCCGTGGTGATCTTTGTGAAATTGTTAGTTTCGTTAAACCACATAACTCTAGTTCTACTGGATTAGTATATGTAAAGAAAAATAATATGGTAAGCGGATTTTATCCATCAGTAGTAGGAGCAACTTGGATTGATTAAAATAGTAGATAAATTAATTCGAGAGCAAAATAAAATTGTTAAAAGATTTTTATTATTAAGTTTAATACAGATATCAGGAGAAGCAACACTTGAAAACGTAGAAGAATTAGCATTACTTAGAAAAAAGTTATACAAGGTAATTGAGAATGAACGCCAATAAAAATGTTAAATTAGAACACGTTATTATTGCATACAACCGTTTTAAACCAGAGAAAGATGGAACAGTTAAAGTACAACTTTTAAATAGAAATACAAGGCAAATACTTGCACAAATTTTTATAAAGAAGATTTTACTAGATAAAACATTTGAAGAACTTCAGGTATTTATGAGATTCAAATTCAAGAGAGAGTTTGGATTTATATTACCTAAAACATGGACATTTTTAGGAAACACAGTATGAAAGTAGTTTATACTCTTGAAGATTTATTTGGCTATCCAATTGGTGATGTAACTGAAGACCCTAATGATAATACATTTACTGCTTACCATTATGATTCAGATAGTATCTATGGACCATTTAAAACTAAAGAAGATGCAGAAGTATTTTTAAACAAGGTTGAATATGATCTCAGATGAAGAACATGCAAAAGTAGTTGAGTTAGTTTATGCTCATGATTACTATATTCATATTTTTAATACTGTAAGAAAGTATTATATTGATCGCAATATGAAGATGAATACTCCTTATTTCTGGAATGACTTTTGGATTGAATTGCCAGATAATGCATCAATCCGTAGAGCACCATTCTGGGACATCTGTAATTTAGCAGAACAGATTTATGACACTAACTGAAATATGTGAAAAGCACAAGAAAGAAATTCCTAATTTTTTAGAAAGATGGGATATGTCAGACGAATTATTTCAAGACCTTTATGAATACTATTTTGATGGTATACCTTATGGTATAAAGAAAGCTAGAACAGGTGATCCTGAAGAGTGGGTTGCTGAACGTTTCAATGATGATGTTTATTGTGAAATGGAGTTGAAGTTAGAATGAGCGATGTAGAAAAATACTATGATGCTATTCGTGCTAAATGGCCTGAGCCTTTACCTGATTGGCATAAGTTAGGAATCCAACGACAACAAATGGTAATCCAGTCCATTAATATCCTAATCCAAGCTTTACACATGAGGTAATATGAGTACAACTAAAGTTTATTTTAGAGATCTTACACATGATTATACTTTTAAATATGGAAGTTTATTCCTTGATTGTAAAATTGAGTATGAGCCAGGTGAAAAGGGTTCTCGAGAATATGGTACAGGCTTACAACTTGAACCAGACTATGATGCGGTAGCAGATGTAATCTCTGTTAGTCTTAAAGGGGTAGATGTTACAGATATCATTAGAGAAGATATTCTTGATGAAATTAGTGATGCATTTTTAAACCAAAAAGAGATTGACTGGGATTACGATTACGAGTAATGACTAAACACACCCTGACTGCTATCTTATATGATAAGAAGGGACGTGTACTTTCTGTAGGTCAAAATAATTATGTAAAAAGCCACCCTCTTATGGCAAAACATGCTGTGGGGGTTGGTGAACCATACAAAATATATTTACACGCAGAGGTACATGCTATTCTTAAATGTAAGGATTTAAACAAAGCTTACAGAATCTTTGTAGCTAGATACGGCAGACAGGGTGATCCATTAAATGCTAAACCTTGTCCGATATGTATGTCAGCTATTAAAGAGGCTGGTATTAAAATAATTGAACACACATGAAAACTTTTAAACTGTTAGACTGTATGAGAAGTGACTGTAAGTTTACGCTTACTGATACTGCTAGGACAGGTGGGTATTCTGCACCTATGTATGATAAAGAAGGAAATAATTTAGCAGTAGACTTAAGTGTAACTACAGGTAAGTTAAGCTGTTCTTCTTGTAATCGAGTATGGTCTTTTAAAGACACATATAATGACACTATTTATGAGGAAATAAAATGAGCGCCTGGTTGATCGGAGTAGTAGGTGTTGTATACACTGTAGTAGCAATCGATTTACTTATGAAGGGCAGTACAGGATTAGGTATTGCCTTTGTAGGTTATGCATTAGGTAACGTAGGATTATATATGGAAGCAGCAAAATGACTAGAGTAACTATTGATTTAGAACCTGAACAAATTGACTTAATAATTGTTGAAGAATTAAAGGCAAACTATAAGTTTATTAATACTCACAGTTCAAATAATAATGTTTTAGACAGAAGTATTTTACCTCACATACAAGCAATATTGGAATACTATATGACACCATCTGAAATAAATATTTGGAAAGCTGAAAATGAAGTGGATTTGTAGAACAAAAGGAAATCCTGATAAGATATTCAAGACTCGTAAAGAGGCTATTGAATGGGCTAAACTTAACTCAAATGGAATTTATATTGTATGGAAAAAGAAACCACAAGAATCGACCTTGAGCAAGACATCCTTGCATGTATGAATGTGATTGAGGATATTCGTAGAATAGATAACGAGAATGATCTTGAAGTATTAGCAAAATACTATGATTTAAAATTTAAACAATTATGGAATACATTTGAATGGCTAACTAATAGTGGAGATATTAAGTGAATGAACGTAAATTATTGGCTAATGTAATGAGGACACCAGACGGTACTGTACTACAATCCTGTCATGTGCATGATTACGTAGAACACACAGATGCTAATGGTAAGTTGTATATGGTGGATGGTGGTGTCCAGTACATTCGTAGAACATGGCATGATGAAGATAATGGAGAAGACTTGTCAGTTTATGATGATGATCCCCATGCTAAAATTCGTGATTGGCTTCGATGGGGTACTTATGGCAAAGAAGGTAAAGGACCACTCGTATGGGCAAAGCTAAAGCATTTATCAACGAATCATATTGAAAAGATTCTTGATGAAGGCTATGCTCGTCAACACCTAGTTAAAGTATTTAGGGATGAGTTAGAGTTTCGTAAGAGTAAACCTTTAGCTATTTTAGTTGTTAAACTAGATAATGAAGCTGTTTCATCTGATGGTATTCATGATCGGTTAAAGGGATTTTGTATTGGGCATGAAGGTAGACCAGACTTAGTAAATCGATGGATTACTACTAGTGTTGTAGTTGGGCAATTGTCTGATAGTACTTTTGAAACATTAAATACTATTTACAATTTAGTTTATCCAGAGGAGGTAAGTGTTGAATTCACAAAGCATAAACCTCTCAACTAATAAGTTTGAGATATGGATTAATACTAACGCTAGATATGGTTGGTTTGAAGATAAGATTGTTGGTGACGAAAATGGAGGCGGTCTTTGGTTTGATAAAGATATGCAACTAGAAGACTATGATGGTGTTTATTTCTTACCTACCGATGTAAGGAATCAGCTAATGAGAAACAACTATATTACACAGGAAATGTATGAAAATTCATCCTCATCATGATTTAATTATTGCCTATCTAGAAGATAAGCAAATTCAGTACTATAGCTTAGGTGAATGGGTTGATGTGCCTAGACTATCAGTAATGGGTGGTAATTTCCCTAGCTTTAATGAAAATGTAGAGTATAGAGAAACGCCTAAAAACAAAATTTATAGGTATAGTGTAATCCAGATTGGCAGAGCACCTATATTTAAAGTAGCTACTCATGGTGAAATAGAGAATCTTGAGTTAGAGTTTGATAGTACAGGTGATCTTATTAACGCAAAGGTTATATGAAAGTATTAATTGGAGAGTATCGAGATGATGACCTTGATCGAGAGATTGATGTCACAATTGACAACTATGATATCTGGAGTCTAGATCATACATTAGCCTATATTATTCATCCTGCTCTTCTTTTGCTTAAAGAAAAGAAACAGGGTAGTCCTAATATAGATGATGATGATGTTCCTGATTATCTTAAAAGTACAAGTGCCCCACCTAAAGAAAACGAGTGGGATACAGATGAAAATTGGTTTAAGAGATGGGACTGGATCATGGATGAAATGATCTGGTCATTTAAAACCAAAATTGACATTGATCATGATAAAGAGTTTTATTCAGGGACACATGATCTCCAGTTTATTAAATCAAAAGAATATCCTTTTTATTCTGAAATGGTAAGAGGACCAAACGATACCTTTAAGATAGATATGGAAGGTCTAGAAAAACACGAGGCTAGAATCCAAAATGGATTTAGGCTATTTGGAAAGTATTATCAAGCATTATGGGATTAAATATGAGTAAAGGATCTAGACCAAGGCCATTCAATGTAGCTCAAGAACAGTATGAAGCTAGATGGGACTTAATCTTTGGTCGTGATAAAGGCCAGAAAGAGCATGATAAAGAGTTTGATAAAGCTCAAGACGCTTTAGAAAGGAAAGCAGAGAATGCTAGGGAATTAGGATTAAATTATGAACAGGAGCAAATTAAATGAAAGATGTAGTATGGTTATTTAAAGGTTTATTTTTACACAATAGTATAAAATATACTCACTTTGAAGAAGTGTTTCGTACTCGTGAAGGTGCAGAAAACTTTAAAATGGAATATGATAATACATTAAAAGACCATAATATAGAATGGTCAACAATTGAGCTAAAAGAATTAGGTTAAGATGAAAGTTAAAGAGTTAATTGAACAACTCAGTAAGTTAGACCCCGAGGTAATAGTCGTTAAGGCTGGTTATGAGGGAGGGGTTACTGAGATCGCAGGAACTGGTCCATGCACAATTGCATTAGACATTAACAATGAGTGGTACTATGGTCCTCATGAATTAGTAACTCCTAACAATAGTTACCCATTTAATAAACAGGAAAAAGCAGTTTTTATTAGTTAAGGAACTAAAATGTTTAATTTCAAATCAGTTGTGTTGGTTGCTTTGTTAGTGGTTAGCACAGCTCAAGCAGCTGAGGAATACGCTAAAAGGGTTGTTGCGGTATACTGTAATGATACTCAACAGGTACTAGATAAAATTGGAGGAGTAGTAGAATTATCTTGGATTGATCAAGATGAGAATATCTGGGTTAGCTTTAGAGACACTAAAGGCGCATTAGCCTTGACTATTACCCCAAAAGACAATCGTAAACAAATGTGTATTGTCAGCTATGGTAAAGACCTTGCAGACAAAAGAAAATATCTCTAAGGCTGGCTTAAGTTACCAGGGGACGCTAAAGAGAAATAAGGATCAACTATTATGACTAGACGACTAATACTCGTCCTTCTTGGTTTAGTTCTTTTATTAACTGTTGCTCATCAGCATATAGTTATAAAGTCGTTACCAATAGTTCAGGATATAGACAACAGTGAAGTTGAGTGTCTAACTAGAAATATTTATCATGAAGCTAGGAATCAACCAATTAAAGGGCAAGAGGCTGTTGCTCATGTAACCCTGAATAGGCTTAAGTCAGGTAAACATGGGAGCAGTATCTGTGAAGTAGTTTATCAACCACATGCATTCTCGTGGACCCTAGATAAACTAAAGATACGAGGTAGACTCAAGGAAATAGAAGCTGAGAGTCTAGCTAAACAAATAGCATTTAATACATTAGTAGGGAATACCAAAGACCCAACCTATGGTGCTACACACTACCATGCTTCATATGTTAAACCATATTGGAGTAATAAATTGGAAAAGAAAGTAAAGATTTCTTCCCATATATTTTATGAATAAAGGCAGATAGGGGCCTATAACCCTATATTCCCCTCCAGGGTGCTCCTTAGCTACTGTCCTTCGGGATGGTGGTTAGGGGGTACTCTGGAGGGGTTTCTTTTTTTTTTTTTTTGCTAAAAACTACCAGGGGACGCTAAAGAGAGAATCCCATCCAAAAGGGGGATTTAGGGGGTTAATTATAATAATATTTAAATTATTATTGTTATTGTTGTTATTATTAAAATAATATTATAAAATATTTTTAAGGAGTACTTTAAAGAGTACTTTAAAATATTATTTTAGATGTTTCTGTAACATTTGTGTAGAGGTACTATTGGCTCCCGACCAATAGAGGGTACCTCCCGATGTGTATAGAAATCGCCAAAATTAAAGGAATTAAAATGGAATCAATCGTACAAGTGGCTATTGTTGTGTTAAGTACTGGTGCCTTCTGGACTTACCTGCATAACAAAGATAAGCAGCGCCAAGAGGCCCATGATAAACTTACTGAGCTTCTTATGTCAGAGGTGAAGAAGTTAGAGGGTAAAGTTGACAAACTGCTTAGAGATAAAGATGAGTTACTCACTATGATCTCTGATCTAAAGATCCAATTACACAGCAATAATATTGTTCCTGTTGTTAAGACTTCTGCTAAACCAGTGGCTAGACGCAACTCAAAGAACCCAATGCAAGGAAAATAAACTATGTCAGACACTGATGAAAAAGTGTCTTCACCTGATCCCACGAGTAAAGACTATAAAGCTAGAACTACTTATGGTCAGCGTGGAGGCTTGCGACCTGGACAAGGACGTCCAAAGGGAACTACCACTATATACTCTAAGGAGTCTGTTAAGAAGCTTCAGACACTGGGATTTGATCCTATTGAGAAGCTAGTGGAGCACTACTACACTGTACAGGATAAGGTTACGGACATGGAAGAAGGCAAGACAAGGTTCTCTGCTGTTGCTATGGCTAATCTATTGAACATACAAACTAATGTGATGAACACGTTAATGCGCTATGGTTACAGACAGGTTCCTGAGAAGACCGAACAAGTGATTGAGGACAAAAAGCCTCTTAAAATTGTGTTTACAAACGAATAACAAAGTATACAAATTAATTAAATATTAGTTTTTTAGTAATAAAGTATACATTTTTAAGGATAAGCTATGAGAGTCCAAGCATCTGCTGAATACAGCATAAAGAAGTACCAAGAACAATACAATGCACTCAAGGAAGCTTCTGATAAAGTATTCCGAGAAGGCCTCCAAGCTAGAATGGAGATAGCAGAGTTCTATCGAAAACTTGAAGAGATTAATGCAAAGAATAAAAAAGGTGTCTTAACTAAGGATAGTGTAGACTTATACGTTTAAATGTCAAATGAAATTAAATTACACAGAGGTCAGTCAGAAGTATTAAAGTATTTATTCTCTGAGAAGGGCGGCACAAGATATGCTGCTACAGTAGCCTCACGAGGCTTTGGTAAGAGTTACCTTGCTAGTGTTGCCGCTACAATGGCTGTGCATGAGCTGCTAGAGATGGATGAAGATGTTCCTAATAAGAATGTGTCTATCATCTGCCCTACATATCAACAGTCATTAGATATTTATTGGCCACTATTAGCCTATAACTTAGGTCTAGAGGATTATGCTGAAAAGTCTTCCCAGACAGCTGGAACATTCTGGTTTCCAAATAATGTTAAGCTTAAGTTATGGTCTTATGAAGCATCTGAACGGATGCGAGGATCAGGTCAATACTTTGTTGTTGGGGATGAGGTCTCTGACTGGACAGGTCAACCAGGACTTAAAGAGTCTTGGGAGTCTATCATTCAACCTGCTATGACTACACGTTGGGCAGGTAATCATAAGGCTCTCATTATTGGTACTCCTAAAGGTATGAACTACTTTTATGACATGACTAACTTTGAGACAATGGATAATCGTTGGAAAACCTTTAGATATACTTACAGAGACTCTCCCTTTTTATCTGTACAAGAGATCGAGAGGACTAAGCGTCTGATTGATCCTATGAAGTTTGCCCGAGAGTATGAGTGTTCATTTGAAGACTCTGGTGCTAAAGTATTCTACATGTTTGACCGTAGAACCCATGTTACTGCTGATCTCCCTTACTTCAATGTAGAGACAGCAAACAAAGAAGATGTGCATGTAGCTATCGACTTTAACATTGGTATTATGGCTGCAGTAGTATTTGCTGTTAGAGCTGGCCAAATACATATCTTAGAGGACATGCAGAATGTACTCGATACCGAACAATTAGCTAAGAAGCTTAAGACACAATTTAAAGACAAGGGACACAGGATATTTGCTTATCCAGACCCTGCAGGACGTGCTAGGAAGACTAGTGCTGTTGCTGGAGCCACTGATTTCTCTATCTTAGAGAGCTATGGCATTGTCTGTAGAGCGCATAGAGCTGCTCCTCCTATTGTAGACTCTGTAGCTGCTGTTAATCGTAAGTTTAAGAATGCTAATGGTGATATAGACATGTATATTCATCCACGAGCAGAACACACAATTCGATCCCTTGAAAGAACTGTATGGGTTGAGAACAATCCAAACACAGCACAAATATCTAAGTCTGAAAATGTAGAACATTGGACAGATGCACTAAGATATGCTGTTGAATACTTATTCCCTGTTCGTTCAGGAACTAAGACAGTTACTAAAGGTTTTATGTTTTAAAGGAACTATATGTTTACACCTCAATTTTATATTAACTCTTTTCAGAGCCTTAAGCATGACTTTACTAACAAGGTCATCACTGATACTACCCTAAATAAAGTAGCTAATGACTTTATTGATGCTCAAACAGCTTGGGCTAACATGGTAGTAAATAATACAACAACTATTACAAAATATTGTTTTGATAAACAATCAGATATCATGTATCCCCAAAAGGAGAAAAAATAAATTTAAATAGGCGAGGTAGCTCAGTTAGAAGAGCGCTGGGTTCATACCCCAGAGGTCGGAGGTGCGATCCCTTCCTTCGCAACCAAACCTTCTGATAGCCAAGTGATTAAGTTCATGAGGTATTCAGCATGATCCCACCTTAGGGCTGTTGTCGCTACAGTAAAAGGCGTCATAGAGTGGTATAATTCAATCGGTAGAATCGAGGATTTAATTGCTT